GTCACCGTGGTGAAATTTTTGCTGGTGTTACCATGGTATCTTTCGCTTACTTATTGTATAAAGCCTTTCGGCCAAAGAGTGAGCAAATTGGATATCGTGATTCATTGCCTGAAAATGTGCGTAATGCCTTTGTTCGGGCTGAGAAGGCTCGTACTACCCCGATTGAGAACATTCTCCCTCACATGAAACGTGATTTAGGGATTATTACTATTATTCAGGGAAAAACAACTAAACAATGCCTTGCATTCCCAATTGAGTCTAATTGTTATGTAACTGTCGGTCATATTGTTCCTCAGAGTGGGGATTTTGAGATTGTCGTGTCTCACGAGAATGCTCTCACACCAACTGTTGCTAAGCAAAAGCTTAGTTCGGCGCATGTGTATCGTTTTCCCAAGAAGGATCTTGTATTGATTCAAGTACCGTCTGCTGTACCCCGGCGTGGTTACAAAGACTTTTTGCTTGGACGAGATTGTCCTCTTGGGTCACAAGCTGTGTCTCTTGTCTCTATGCGAATGGAAGATAAGGTTCGCTATGTGTCCGCCACTCGGATGGAACCTGGTTGGAGTATGTTCTCCAGTACTGTGAAGACTGATTTGGTCACACTACATAAACCATATAAATATAATGCCCCTCAGGGCACTTTTGATGGTATGTGTGGTTCTTTGATCATTGATTTTTCTAAGGCCGTGATTTATGGTTTCCATGTTGCTGGTAACGGTAAGGTTGGATTATGTGATACATTGACACAACAAGATGTTAGTCTTGCGCTGGCATCTTTTAAGGGCTTTTTGCCGGTAAATCAAGGTGATTTACAACTAGGATCTAACTCTTTGCAGAAAGATGCTGGTTTTGTCAATCTTGAAATTGGCGATGAAGTCCATGATAAACCCTTGGAAGACCATAATTGTCTCACTGAAGGCTCCCTAGTTGGAGCTAGTGCGACTTTTAAGAATCCGTATATGAAGCATCCTTATAAAGATGCTATTGTAGCCGAATTTGGTCCTCCACAATTTGGACCTCCACAGCAAATCAATTCCGATTTTCATAAAAGGAAGGCGTTGACAAAATTGACGTCCCCAAACCAAGAGTTCTCTCTTGATGAATTGGAATTTGCTGCAGATGACTACAAGAAACCAATAATTTCTTTGATACAACATATTCCCTCTACCCGAAAAAAGGAATTGGGACGTGTTTTGACTCTTCAAGAAAGTCTGGATGGTCTTGCAGAAAGGTCTATGGGAGGGATTGATAATTCGACGTCGGTCGGATTTCCTTTCCGAGGTAAGAAAAAGAATTTCCTAGAACGAGATCCTCTTGATCCTAATATTCCATTGACACCACGTCAACTTGTTGACTATGGTGGTGTAAATGTGATTGAGGAGATGCAAGAGATGCTTGTTCGGTATAAGAGTGGAATGTCTTGTCGACCACTCTTCAAGTGCTCAATGAAGACCAATGAGCTCTTGGCCACTACAAAAGTTAAGGCCCGTGTTTTTATGGGTAGTAACTTTCCTTTTTTGCTTATTTGTAGACAATATTTGTCCCCGCTCATTAGATTGATGTCGGAAAACAAATTGTTGTTTGAAACAGCTAAAGGTATCAACATGGATAGCGTAGAAGCAGAAGAGCTTTACAACTTCCTAAAAGTTGAAGATGGTACAAGAGTTGTTGCATTGGATTATGCAGCATTTGATCAGACTATGTCTGCACAAGCCTCCACCTCAGCTGCTGGTATCATGGTTGATATCATGCGCGAGTTGGGATGTGATGAAGAACATATTCTTATTGTTCGTGGTATTTTGACTGATATTACGTATCCCAATTTGCACTTTTTCGGCACAATATTGCAGTTGGCAAATAGTGACCCTTCGGGGAATCCTATTACCACTGAATTGAATGGTATAGTGAATTCCATATATCTTCGTATCTTCTTCTTTAGGATTTATCCAAAACTGCGAAGCAAAGTGTCTTATCGTTCTGCGATAAAGACAGCGACTTACGGTGATGACAATATCAATGGTGTTCCCAAGAAGTATGAGGAGTTCAATGGTGTTCGAATTGTAGAAGAAGGAGCGAAGTGTGGATTACAGATCACAATGGCAGATAAAAATGCCGAAGTGACTAAGTTTACTGATCTGAAGGAGAGTGATTTCCTTAAGCGTAAGTTCCGTTTTTGTCCTATTATGGGTCGCATTCGTGCACCCTTGGCTAAGAGTTCTATTGAGAAGTCCCTTCATTGGATGAAGGTGGCTTCGCCTGAACCACCATAGGTTCTATTTGCACAAAATGTAGATGGAATGTTGAGGAAAGCTGGACAATACCCTCAAGAATATTTTGATGAAATTCGTGCAAAGTTGCTACGAATTGCTGAGATTCATGAAGTTGTACCACTGTGTAAGTGGTGGACTTATGATGAATTAATTCAGCATGACAAATTCAACTATTACGAACATTACCGTGGCACATCATTGTATGATGTGGCCAGTGATGAACAGGTTTTATCAAATTTTCTAAGTGAGGCAAAGAAGAAACGTGTAGCATTCAGTCCACTGTTAGCTATGGTGGCTTTCACTTTATCTATGGGTCTTTCAACATATTGTTCTGTTGAGATTGCTCAATGGTGTGCAGATGGAGGACGCCAAAAACTAGTGAGTCAGCTTGCTCGATTGATCAGACAGTACTATGAGACTGCACAAAATGGAGTCGGTGAAGCATTCACTGATCATATTCAGTTTCCGTTTCTCCTTGATGGAGTTCCTGGTGTAGCTCGTGAGCTGCACATTCCTGAATTTGTGGCTGCATTGCTTATCAAATGTACTTCTCTTCAAGAACCAGAATTCAAGTCTGAATCCTTTTCTGCCCCTGTTTCCAAGCCTGATACGCTTATTGCACGGGTTATTACATTTGTGATGGAGTGGCTTTTAGCCTTGTTTCCATTTGTCAATACTGGTCGTTATGCGGAAATTGGATTGACATCTCTTGGTTTTTCACGTCTGTTAACTCTGGTGACATGTTCTCAGTATCTTATCGACAATGATAGCATTTCGTTGTTCGATCGGTCTTCTTTGTATCGTGTTGGTTTCCAAATTAAACAACTTATTGTCAAGCAATGGTTGCGAGATGGGAATGACTTGATCCGTAAACAGGCTTTTTGTGTGTTGCTTGAGGGTCAAGCCGGTGCAGGAAAGACTACTTGTGCAATTGCGATTGCAAAGAAGTTGATTCCTGATATCAAGAGGCGAGACATTATTGTTCTCAATGAGGATGATGATTTCCAATCGGAACTGAGAACAAATCATCGTGTTATTATCTTGGATGATGTCGTGAATACAGCTCGAAATTGGCTTACTGAAAGTCCACTGAGGCGAGTGATTGATACAGTGAATAATACACCCAGAAGGGCATTGAGCCCAGATGTTGAGTTGAAGGGTAACATTAAGATCAATCCTGAGCTTGTTATCTTGACAACCAATGTTTATTTCTCTGTGTTATTGAGTTTTACGGAATGTCAGGAATCTCTTGTAAGAAGGTGGCATCGTTTTGTCATCAAGAAGGTAAGGAAATTCAGTGAAGGTTTCGATGTAGGGGCATGGGCCTTTGACAGTTTTCATGCTAACATGCATGAACGTTCTATCGAGCAAAACGGATACAATCGTTTTCATGGGTACTCACTATTGCGTGAAAACTTGACGTTTGATCAGTTTAGCAATGGTTTGAAGGCTGATTATCATATATTCAACAAAGAGCAGGAAGTTTTGGTTGAGATGGTTAATAACCATATTGACGAGGATACTGTGCTCCAGCGAGTGTATAGAAAATTACTCAAAGGTACTCCCAAATACAAATCAGAATCTCTTAATTGGGATAATGAAGTGTGTTTACGATTGTCAAAAGAAGATTTGACTCCTGAGAATTTTCTTCACCACTTCACTAATGTGCAAGATCAGCTATTGCGTGACTATAGTATTGATGAATTCGATGCTGTCCCAATCAACTTGCAGCCGGAAGCCCCACGTCAAACATGGTGGCAATGGTTGCGAACACAGTTGCATCTTGACACATTTCGAAGTGAAGGATTTTCAGATTATTTTCTAGGAAGTCCGAAGCATGTTCAGAAGCTTGGCCCAGAAGCTTATCCAATTGAATTGTCAGATAAGCAACAAGTTGGATTGATCCGTGCTCGAGGTAAGTTTGAGATGGAATCGAGCCGATATGTTGTGGTAGAAGATGACTATGTTATCTTTCTGACACCACACGGTAGAGTTGATACTGTTCAATTCACCTCTTCAACTGGAATTCAGAAGTTTGCTGGTCAACAGTATCTACTCAATGAAAGGTACGCAGACCGACTTGACCTCCATTCATCTCCTAATTGCATGGCTCCATATGATGTAGTAGCTTTTTATGCATGGTATGATGAAATGAGGGGTTTTAGATCTGAAGGTTTATCGTCAGAAAAATCAAAAGTACCACATATTCCTTGTAAAGCTAAGGACTCGATTGATTTCTTTGTAAGTGTGTTTGGTGAACAATCGGTAGGTGACTTTCTTGAGAGTCATCTCCTTGAAGTAGCCCAATTTGTGTACAAACGAAAACATGCTTGTTCTCAGCCTGTCCGAAAGATTACATTCTCTGACTCGTCGATGTCGACCAGGAGTGGGGAGAGTGTAATTAAGGGATGTCATGTGCCTGATGATGCTTATGGATTTGCTTCAAAAGAGCTGATCGAAGTATTGTCTGAGAGTGAGTTGACATGCTCTCTTGGCATTGTGCCATCTGAACGAGAATACATGGCACAACAAAAATTCATTGAGAGATTCAAAAAGTTGAAACACGTTCTTGTAGGTCGAGAAGTTAATATTATCATTGATAATCATACTTACTCTTGTGATCTCATTTTTAAAAAGAATGATGTATTCACTTTTGTTGAGGTCAAACAAGCTCAGTTTGAACTAAGCAAGAAACAAGCGATTCTCCGAAAAGAAGGGTTGACACCCCATCTAACGTTTGATCATGTTCATTTTGGCCACTACAGCGCACATGACGATCAATTTGAGCTTGTCTAAGTGAATCTATACCTGGTGAGGTTAAAATACACATCCCGAAACAGAACCTTGTGATGAGGTGAAATGGACCAGAATGGGGTCCTGTAAACCGGTTAAAGTTTACGCACATCTGTGCAACCAATTAGAAAAATATTAAATTTGATACCCAGCAGTGGTTTCAAATCTGGATTGTTTAGTCAATTCCAGACAAATTTTGTAATCGGTTGCGCGATTACTATTCAAATTTAGTAGGAACTAGTTGGACGTAAATGTCCGTTCTCGGTTTGATACCCACCACATCTCAGTCGATGTGGTTTGGGTTTTTGAATTGAGGATGGATTTCTTATGACTGTTCTATCC